TATCTAAGTCTTTTGGCGACAGAAATCCATCTCCAGAAACCATCGTCAATTTTCTGGATAAAATTGCCACTGATAAAATTGAACCGTTTATTGACAAATCTTATCAGTCCCTTGCTAAAGTCGTAAATGCGTATGACCAGAAGATGGTCATGAAACGAGAGGTGATTGCAGACAAGGGTATATGGACTGCGAAGAAACGATATATCCTCAACTGCTGGGATATCGAAGGTGTGAGGTATAAAGAACCTAAACTCAAGATGATGGGTATCGAAGCGGTTAAGAGTTCAACTCCTGCTCCATGTAGAGACAAGATTAAGGGGGCAATGAACATCCTGATGACGGGTGATGAGAAAATGCTAAATACCTTTATACAGAAGTTTCGTGAGGAGTTTATGAAGTTGTCACCAGAAGAGATTGCATTTCCTAGAAGTTGTAACGGTGTAAAGAAGTTCACTGGTGAGTCATCCCTGTTTGCAAAGGGCGCTCCAATTCATGTCAAGGGAGCCATACTCTACAATCACCTGATTAAGAAACACAAACTAGAGAACAAGTATCCATTTATTCAAGAGGGTGACAAGATTAAGTTTATCAACCTTAAACAACCAAATATCTATACTGCATCTGCATTTTCTTTTCCAGCAGAGTTTCCAAAGGAACTTGACATTTTGAGTGTAATAGACTATGATGAACAATTCAATAAGAGTTTTGTTCAGCCACTAAACTTTATTGTAGAGAAGATGAATTGGTTAATCGACAGTTCCTACGGAGAGCAGGGATCACTAGAGGAGTTTTTTAGTTGACACGATACAAACGATATACACTAGACGATTTAGAGAAGTCAGCTGATCGTAAAAGGTTCACATACATCTCATTCTTTGCAGGCGGTGGTGGTTCATCATGTGGCTATAAACTGGCAGGTGGTGATTGTCTTTTCGTCAATGAGTTTCAACAGGTCGCAGTAAATACCTATCTTGCAAACTGGCCAGACACTCCTCATATATGTGGTGATATTAAGAATGTCACTGGTAAGCAGATTATGGAGATGACAGGAATCAAAGTAGGTGAGTTAGATATACTGGATGGTTCTCCACCATGCCCACCTTTTTCTATGTCTGGTACTAAGAAGAAGGGTTGGAACAAAGAGAAGGTTGCATACGGTATGAAGCAAAAGAATATCGAAGACCTGACATGGGAGATGATACGCATAACTGGTGAGATGAAGCCTAAGGTCGTTATATGTGAGAATGTCAAGGGTCTGACTATGGACTATGCAAAGCAGCATCTAGATCGTATGTGTGAGGACTTTGAGAAGGAAGGATATACCACTACATATAAGGTACTTAATGGTATACACTTTGGAGTGCCACAGAAACGTCAGAGAGTGTTTATCGTGTCAGTACGTAATGATGTGCTGGATGATATTGGTATGCCTTGGATGCTAATAAATTCCATATATCCAGAGGGTGCGAATGAAGAGCCAACTGTAGAGGATGCAATTGGTGATCTAACACTTGACAATGAGAATGGCGCAGAGGCATATGAGTTACGTGAACTCATGAAGAAGTCTGCAAAACATAAATGGTTAAAGCGATTACCAAAGAATCCAGAAAAAGTTATTTCAGTAGGTGATCACGCTGTAACTCCTTGGTATGATAAGGTGATTGCACATAGAAAGAAGTGGGGTAAGAGTATACCTGAGAGAAAGAACTCATTTTTTCAGTCAAGAAGAGTACCGTGGAACCAAGCATCACATACTCTATCTGAGCAAGGACTAATGACATCACTTGCAGTGCATCTACATCCAGAAGAGGATAGAGGATACACAACAAAAGAATCTGCAAGAATCATGACACTACCAGAGGACTATATCAATACAGGTACGTTGAATGAAAAACTCGCAAGAATAGGACTTATGGTTGCTCCTATGATGATGAAAAATCTTGCAGAATCTATATATGAAAAGGTATTGGAGCCGCACAATGAAAAAAATAAATCTAACATATGATTTAGGTAAAAAAGAAGTAGAAGATAAGTGGAAAGGTAAGTTTCTTGACGATAGCTCATATGATTCAGTCATAAGAGTCACAGAGAATACTGGTATCATGAAACCAACTGCAGCTCTGGACGGCAGTGATGTTCCACTTGCATACTTTATAAGAAATGCATATGATGATGACAATTTGTTACGAAACACACTTGCATCAATAACAGATGTATCAACCATGAGGGCAAATGCATCTGGGCCTGTACTTGAAGAAGATATGTTAAAAAAGGGTCTTGTTAAAGATGTAGATTATAAATTAAGAACAGAAAATTCATACTTTATAAAAACTAAATCTGGTAAGTGGGGAATGATTGCATATGGAAACGAAATCCATTCAATTATGATAGGGTATAAAAGAGGTAGATTTACTGGAACGATAGGTACATCTGGGTGGTGCAATGATAACACTGATAAATGGGAAAATCTACAAACACTCCCATATTGGAATGAGAAAGCATTTGAACTCGCCAATCCAGAAATGTATAATCGTCAAAAGAGTTGGGCTAGAGAACACATCAAAGAAGGACATAGGATACAAGACAGTATCGTTACAACCATGTCTGCTAACAAATATAATGAGAGTCAATCAAGAGCTATGTCTGCACATATAGATTCTGGTGATTATCCAGAAGGACTTTCAACCATGGCTGTGTTTAAGGATGGTGAGTATTCTGGTGCATTACTCACATTTCCACAGTATGGAATTGCGGTGGATATTCCAGATAATACTTGTGCGTTGTTTGATAGCCATACCTTACATGGTGTAACCCCAATAAAGGGAGAAGGTACAAGATACTCGATTACTGCATATACTGATACGAGACTTGCAACTATAGGTGCTGCTGGTAAGACTGAAAAACCTATTGGTAAGGCAGCTGCAGAAATGTCTGGAAATCTTCTAGATTTCTTGGCAGGAGAATAATAGATGCCAGAGAACTACACATATGTGTCGAGAGGTAAAGAAGAGTGGGCCTCTATTATGGTTACACAGGGAAAATACGAGGGTATCATCTATCAGTATGGAAAAGTATCTGTTGCTGAGAATGAAGATGAGAACGGTAATATGCCCCTGTCTTTCAAATACAATATTGTAGATTATAATGGGTATGATCAAGAGGATTTAGAATCATCAGATGATTTTAGAAACACTCTAGGAGACATTTTGGTAGAGATACTAGATGAGCAATTGAAGGTGGGTAATCTTGAATATAATGATTAAACTAGTTGAAATTAGTTGTTGACAAATGTATTTGGGTGTGGTATAGTTAGTAATAATCAGAAAACAGAGAAGGAATATATTATGACTGCACCCGCAGGTACTGCTGGATTTACTACTAAGGAATCATTGGTAGCTGAACAAAATCACAAGACATGGATTCAAAAGATTGTATCTGAATATGGTTCTGATTTTGAACTTCGGCCATTTGTTACAATTAGTGAACTTGTATGTGGTGATGAGAATAATCCTCATGCTTATCTGACAAAAGCGTATAGAGGTTTGCCTGCTGGGTCATCTTCTGTTTATGAAGCAGATGGTGGATGGATTTATTATAAAGGTGAACTGATTGGTGTCTGTGAACACAAATACCAAGACGCCTATCAAAATGCTTGTGAAAGGGCAGGAAAATATGTCATTTGTATGCATCGTCATGCGGTGTTTATTTCAGTATCAGGTTATGGATTTTCTGAAGAAGCTATGACTGCCAAATCAACCGCAACTGCAAAGTTTGCCGCCGTTGCAGAAAATGGTCATAAACGACTTGGATTAGAAAGAGGTGTAGGTTTTTCATTGAATCAAGATGAGAAAGAGTTTAAGGAAACTTTTCGTGATTGGTTTGAATATCTTATATCTAAGGAAACTGATTATTCATGAAACCATTATTCATGTGGGCTGGTGGTAATAATCAGAAAACAGAAAAGGAATATATTATGACACAACGTGATAAGAACTCCAAAGGTGGTTTCAAAAATATTGATGCTCGGGCAGACAAGCTACTTGCAAAAAGAGGTATTTCTGGCCATGTCGCCGCTGATCGTTTTTGTGATGACTTCAAAGCATATCTTTGTTACTATGCTACGAAGTCTGGTATCCTAGGAAGCGCAGAGCAAACACTGTCCCTGCTTGAAGATGATGCTAACTTAGTTAACAGTGACATCTTTAATAAAAACTTTCGTACTACGTTTGAGGATTTGACCCCCGATATATTGTTAAATGATGCCATCTTTCCAAAGTTTTTTAAACAGTTGTTAGGCAACAACGGTAAAGGTATTGGTATTGGTGAGTTGGTGCTTCCGTTGATAATCAATAAGTATTATTTTAGTGTTGAAAGTGATGGTAAATTTGCAAACGGTGCCAAGGTAGAGATTAAGAAGGACGGTGCTTCGGTGAAACCTGTTAAAAAAGGACTTACTGATCAGGGTTTAGTGGACAAGTTGAATGAAAAATATTTCAAGGGAACAGTGCCGGGTATGAAGCTAAAAAAACTTTTTGATAATCATGTCTCAACTGTCACTGACCCTAAAGTATATGCTGATTACTTCAAAGAACTTTATGTGGGTTGCGATACCACGGAACTTGCAAAAGAGGTTGCAACCTGTTATACTAACCCAACAATGTTTAACAATGCGGTTGGTAAGTTTGCTCTTAAAAACTATCAACTGACAGACGGTTGGAAAAATATTTTCTATATTAATGATGTAAAAATGACCTTGGTTAACATTGCTGATGTAGAAGATATTGATGGTCTTGACTTAAAATTCGATCCTAAGTTCAAGCGTGGGAAGGATACCCAAGCAATCTCTGATGGCTATGTAAATGTGAGAATATAAATGACTAAACCTCTATTCATGTGGGCTGGTGGTAAGAACAAGATGCTCAAGCATTATAAGTCTCTGATGCCGTCATCTGTCAAGTCGTACTGCGAACCATTCCTTGGTGCTGGTGCAATGTACATATATGTTATGAACACATATTCACCAGATTATGCTTGTATCAATGACATTAATCCAGACATTATAAAAATCTATACCTCAATCAAAACTAATCTAGAATCTTTTCTTATTCGTCTGAACACACTAGAAGCAATCTATATTCCAAAGTCAAAGGAAGATCGTAAGCTGTATTACTATGAAGTACGAAATGAACACGCATGGGAATATGAGAACTATAGTTCAGATGCTGAAGAGGCTGCAACTCTATACTTTTTAATGAAGACAGGGTTCAATGGTATATTCCAGATTAATAAAAATACCAATGGACGATACGGTACACCATCAGGACTCTTAAATCAAAAGGATAAGGTATATGATCGTGATGTTGTACAATGGTGGCATAACGCACTACAAAAGACAGATATTCGTTGTGGTGATTGGAAAGAAGCTGTAAAGAGTTGTCCTGATGATACATTCTTTTTCTTTGATCCACCATATCGTGAGTCATTTGCAAACTATGGTAATGGTTTCACAGACAATCAGCTGACTGATTTGATAGAGTTTTGTGATTCACAATCTTCTGTTATGATGTCCAATAGGGATGATGAGGATTGGTTTGCACAACAAAATCATACACTGAACAGTGTAAACTTTGACATATTCTACACAGCAGGAAGACGTAAGAAAACTGACAAAGGGTTTGACGCAAAGAAAGCAAGAGAAATACTGTTATATAGGACAATAAATGCAAACGATTGAACGAACAGCACTTACACAGCTTGTTACAAACGAGCAGTATGCACGTAAGGTGCTACCCTTTATCAAGAAGGACTATTTCTCTGACAAGACAGAGCGTACCATATTTGAAGAGATTACTAAGTTTGTTGACAAATACAATAAGATACCAACACAAACATCGCTAGAGATTGAGGTTCAAGGTAGAAGAGATTTAAACGATACGGAATATGACAAGGTTGTAGAGGTTATCAAGACATTGAAGTCTACAGACGTAGACTTTGATTGGCTCGTAGATACCACTGAAAAGTTCTGTAAGGACAAGGCAGTATACAATGCAATTGTCGAAGGTATTGGAATTATTGATGGAAAAGATAAGGACAAAGATGCAGGGGCAATTCCAGGCATACTCACTGATGCCCTTGCTGTTGGTTTTGACAATAACATTGGTCACGATTATTTGTTGGACGCAGAATCCAGATTTGAATATTACCATACAATAGAAGAGAAGATTCCTTTTGATCTAGACTTCTTTAACAAGATCACTAAGGGTGGACTTCCACCCAAAACACTAAATATTGCACTCGCTGGTACAGGTGTCGGAAAGAGTTTGTTTATGTGCCATGTGGCTGCAAACTGTATGTCTCAAGGTAAGAATGTTCTATACATTACACTAGAGATGGCGGAAGAACGCATCGCAGAGCGCATTGATGCCAACCTAATGAACATCAGTATGGA